ATGGTTAGACGTGGAATTATACACGTGAAAGTAATGGATTGGTTAGTAGTGTATGAATTTTATTTAAACGAATTGAAATCACATAAGAAATCGGTTTCAGTAACTTATACTTCTGAAAAATATAATTGCTCAGAAAAAACTATTTTGAGAATTATTAACTTTATGATTAATTAATATATTATTTAATTGCTTTTCAAACTCCTGATATTCGGGAGTTTTTTTATACGCAGGTGTTTGCATTTTCTTTATAGCTCTATATCCTTGAACACTCAAAGAATAAACCAACGCAATAAAAGAAACTAAGATTAAAATCATACTCAAATTTACTTATTGATACATAGTAATTTAAGACATTTTTATGTCTAAATGTATTGACTTCTTATACTTAATTTTGTAAGTATGGAAGGAACTATTTTTATTAACGGTCAAATCGGAACTACTGAAACCCAAAAGGGCGTAGAGTTAATCGATATAATCCAACAAGTAAAGGCACAACCTGAGGCGCTTTCTTTTAGAGTACATATTAATTCAGAAGGTGGTGTTGTAGATACTGGCTTCGACATTTTCAATTACATTAAATCTTTACGCTTACCAATTACAACTGTAGGGAGTGGCTTAGTTGCTTCAATTGCTACTGTTGTATTTATGGCTGGAGATAAAAGAATATTGACTACAGGAACTGAATTTATGATACACTCGCCAATGGGTGGTATTGATGGAACAGCAGACCAAATTGAAGAGTACGCACAAAGCGTAAGGGATTGTGAAAATAGATTGATAAAATTTTATTCACAACAAACGGGTTTAAGTGCCGACGCATTACAACCGTTATTAAAAAATGAAACTTGGCTTACAGAAGACCAAGCGACATCACTAGGATTTGCAACGTTATTAAACGAGCCTATCCTTGCAAAAGCATATCTTAATTTAAACAATGATAAACCAATGACAAAAGAAGACAAAAGTTGGATTGAGGAAAAATTTACCTCGATTCTTAACTCGTTCAAAAAGAAGGTTGTAAATATAATTTTACAAGATGCGAACGGAGTTAGTATAGACTTTGCAGAAGTAGCAGAAGGGGAAACTCCTGAACTTGGTGCAATGGCTACAGTAGACGGGCAACCTGCAGAGGGTGAGTACATTATGCCAGACGGAAGTACTTATGTATTTTCAGCAGGTGCATTACAAGAGATTAGAGTTGTAGAAGAAGATTCAGCAATGAAAGAAATTGACGAATTGAAAAGACAACTAGCTGAAAAAGAAGCTGCATTACAAGCGAGTGCAACTACAATTTCAGAACAAGAAGCTCAAATTACTAACATCGTAAAAGAAGTTAAGGAATTGAAAGCTGGTATTACTTCACGTTTTAACGGAGAAGAGAAAAAAGAAAACAAAAAAGATGAAGTTATTACAAACAGCGCTTTATCTGCATTAGAAAATTTAAAAACTAAAAGACGTAAATAAAAATGGCATCAGAAATTACATCAAGTTTTGCTTTTAACAGAGAGGAACTTAAAGACTGGTCAAAAGTAATTAATGAATTAACTTTTGGCGACCCTGCTCTTAATGAATTACACGACATTGAGCAAGGAATTAAATACAACCAACAAATTGTTTTTGCTGGGCGTATGGGATTATTAGGAAAAACCGTTACAGGTTGTACACCAAATGCAGTAGCAGGTGTTACACTTACTGAAAAAACGTGGACTCCAGTAGACAAAGACTTCAGATTAGAACACTGTTCAGCTGACGTAAACGCACAAGACAAATTGATCCGTCAAATGGCGAAAATGAACCCTGATTTTTACAATGTAATTGAAGGTTCTAACAACGTAGTAGGTAACTTTTTAGTTGCAAAGGTTGTTGAAGGATTTAACGAAAATTTAGTACGTGAGACTTGGTTTTCAGATACAGCGGCTGCTTTAACAACTGGTGCAGGTGTTTTCAAAGTAGGTACTGATTTAGGTTTCTTTAATTCTTACAACGGATTCTTTAAACAAATCTTTACTGAAATTCCTAACACAGATGCTAAGTATGTAGCAATTACTAAAAATGCTGCTGCATCTTATGCTTTACAAGCGTTAGCTTCAGGTGATGCAATTGCAACTTTAAAATCAATGTACGCAAAAGCTGATTCAAGATTGTTAGATAGTGGTTCTGCTAAATTCTATGTAACTAGAACTTTATGGGATGGTTACTTAAATGATTTAGAATCATTACAAAACTCTGGAGCTGGTAACACAATGATTAATGAGAACGGTCAAGTTTCTTTAACTTACAGAGGTATTCCTGTTGTAAAAGTTGAGGTTTGGGATAGAACAATTGCAGCTTACCAAGACAATGGAACTAAATGGAACTTACCTCACAGAGCGGTTTTATCAACTCCAATGAACTTAAAAATTGGTACTTTATCAACTGACGACTTTGGTACGTTAGATGCTTTCTATGACCAATATCACAAAGTGAATGTTATCGATGCTGTTTACACTATCGATGCAAAACACTTAGAGAAATATATGACAGTAGCGGCTTATTAATTTAAGCCACTACTTAATTTTAACTTTTAAAAAATAAAAATATGCCTTGTGAAGGATTAATAACCGCAAATATTTTATTTGATTGTGATAACCCTAGTATTGGAGGTTTAGAAACTGACGTATTGTTAATCAATGCTGAAGATATAAACATCGCCACTAGTACGGTAAGTAGCACAAATAAAACCTTAATTACTAACCTAGCATTAAAAGCAACAAAAGTTGGATTTTTATTGCAGGGAGTAAAACAAATCAATGGTACTAGTTACGAATTGGTTAAAAAAGAATTTGGACCAGATAAATTTAAACATATGTTTTCTGGAGTTATCTTAAATCCAAGTGCCGCAAACAAATTACAAGCTACTCAACTTGCAGAAGGTGGAAAATATGTAGTAGTTGTAGAACAAAAATGGAAAGGCGCAAACAATGCGGATGCGTTCCAAGTTTACGGATACAAATCAGGATTAGAGTTAATGACTTTGACTTACAACTCAAAAGAAAATGATGGTACAATTTCTTTTACTTTGGAAAGTACAGAAGGATTTGAAGAGCCATTGTTACCAATGACATTATTAGAAACTGATTACGCTACTACTAAGACAGCATTTGATGCTAAATTCTTATCATAAGTGGCACGAAATGAATGTGGAACTAATTATCGGTGGGAAAACTGCCGATAATGTTCCTTATTTAAAATTATTCTTAATAGATTACAAAACAGAATTTTCTATTGAAACTGTAAACGCTGGATGTCAAAAATGTATCGTTGCATATCATAGAGAATTTATAAAAAAGTACAGCACAATGGAAAATACTTCAAATTACCAACTGCACAAAAAAAGAGAGGGCTTACAATTAGAATTTGGTGGCTCTATTTTTATCACAAATGAAAATCTTACAGACCGATACGCTGAAAAGTTAATCAAACGCTTCAAAGAAATCAATCCAAACTTTAAAATGGAGGATTTATTTGAGGTATATCCTACAAATATCACTACAGAAGTAGTAGAAGAAGCGCCAAAAAAACAAAGAAAACCACGTAAATAATGAAAGTTACAGTCTTCGATATAGTTAAAAGGCTGGTTACGTGGGATAAAAAATTAGAAATCTATCAAAATGGCGAAGATAACGCATATCCTGAGCGAATAGATAGAATTATAAACAACTCCGTAACCGCTAAAATGGCATCTGAAATGATGGTGCAATACTTAATTGGAAAAGGTTTTGGGGAGTCTGACAATTTTCAAATTAATGACAATCAAAAATTAATTGAATTTGCTATTGATGTAGCGGATAGCTTAACACGTCAAAGAGGTGTTGCTATTCATTTTGATTATAACTTAAATTTTGAAGCGGTTAATCCAAAAGTTATTGATTTTACAAAAATTCGTTTAGGTAAAAAAGATAGTAATTTCTACAATGGTAAAATACTATTTAAAAACGATTGGAGCAACGCAAAAGAAAAAGAAATAACTTTTGATGTATTCAATAAAAACGTTTCTATAGTACAATCACAAATTGAAAAGGCCGGATCTATTGAAAAATACAAAGGACAGGTTTTATATATCAATTTAGATAGTAGATACTTTTATCCACTTTCAAGAATAGATGCGGTTTTAAGCGATTGCGATTCTGAAAGTCAAGCGGCTATTTACAAAAATATGATTTTGCGTAAAGGTTTCTTTGGTAAAACTATTATAATGACACCTCCGCTAGTTTCAAATGATGAGCCTGAAATGCTTTTAAATGATGCTGGGGATTTAGTACGCAATAGAGAATTTGCAAAAAGACAAGCCGAAGCGGATGAGGTTAAAAAAACAATTGAAAGTTTTATAGGTTCTGAAAATGCTGGCGGTGCTTTAATGATTGAAAGTCCAGACTTTATAAATGGAATTGATACTATTTTTAAAGTAGAAAAAATTGATTCTACTTTAGATGATAAAATGTTCGAATACACTGAAAATTCAGTTAGTAAAAATATTCTTATGGCTTTTAATAACTTGCCCGTTGCTTTAGTCAAATCACCTGATAGTGCAATGTTTGGCAATAGCGGTGCAAGTTTATTAGAAGCAAAGAAAATGTATTGGGAAAACACGTCAAAAGAGCGTAATAAATTAGAAACTATTATAAACGATATTGTTCAAAATTTACCAACGTGGAACGGTGTGTATGTACCTATCGTTTCTTTGTTTGAGCAAAGTGCTGAGCAATCAATTGGCGATGTTAAACGTATAGAAAGTCAAGCAGCATTAAAAGGTTCAGTAGGTGGTGTGCAAGCATTACTTCAAATCCAACAAGCTGTATCTGCACAATTAACAGACTTTGAAAGTGCGGTTACTATTATTGAGGAAATATACGGAATTGAAAACGAGTTGGCTCGTAAAATGTTAGGAACTCCAAAATTAGGAATACAAACACCTCCAGCGATATGATAACAACACCATTAATCACACGTGGCGAAATACAACAGTATAAGCAGTTAAGCAATTCAATTCATAATAATAAAATGAATGAATTAATATTGCAGTCGCAAATGGTAGATTTATTACCTTTGCTTGGTGAGCAGTTGTATTACGATATTTTAAACAATACAGAAAATTATACCGAGTTATTAGATGGTAATATTTACGAATACAACGGAATAACTTATACGAATGTAGGTTTAAAAGCGGTTTTAGTGCATTATTTTTATGCAAGGTATAGTTTGTATGGCGATGTTATAGATACGGCTTTCGGTTTAAAAGAAAAGCTAAATAGCGACGTTTCTAAACAAGTGGATTATCCAATGAAAAAAACGTTATACGAACACAATTGTAACTACGCTTTTAATCTTTGGTTAAACGTAGAAAAATATATAATGAGAAGCAACATTGCTTTATACATTCATTGCAATAGCGAAGTAAAAAATAAGAATTTCAGAATTTCAAGAATAGGATAAGATGAGCTGTACAAATAACAATTTTTTCAAAGACATAAAAAAAGGCGATACTTTTACGGGTTTAAAAATGACTTTTTATAACGGAACTGGTACAACTAAAACCGCTATGAACTTAACTAATTGTAAAGTTATAATTCCATTCAAAAAAGGTACAGGACAAAATGCAACGTTTTTATTTTCGAGTGAAGATGGAACGATTACAATTCCAAATCCTGCGAATGGGCAAATATTTTTACAACCTAGAGATATGAATTATCCGGCTTTTAATTATATCTTTGATGTGCAGTTAATCACTGGCGCCAACGTTAAAAAAACTTACTTTACTAACTATTGGAAAATTTGTCAAGATGTGTGAAGATGATGTAACGGTTATTATAGAACCTACAGAAAA